TTGATCCCGTAGCCTTTGTAAAGGCGAGCGGAGAAGGAAAGTCCGGTGTCGGGATCGACAAGCGTTGCGATTTCTTCGCCAGCGTCACCGCCGGGAGGTTGAGCGGGTGGGCGCATCGCGAGTTCGATTGCGGCCTTGTGGAAGGCGACGTTGCCCGTGTAGCTATTGCCCACAGTCACAGCCTTATCGTTGACGATCAGTCCGCGCAAGCCGGGATGGTTGAGGACCAAGCTGCCAGAGGTGGCGGTCAATCCTGTTTTCACAACGTAGTTTGCTGCGCTTGGATCGTCGGCAACGGTGATGATATCGCCAGCTTTGATGCCAGTGCTGTTCACCGTGCCGCCATCAACGGTCAGCGTTGTGGAGCCGACTGCCACATTGCCGTTGTTGATGAGGTATCCGGTGCCTGCTCCTTTGGTGTGGCTCTGCACGCCTGCGCTTGAGCGGATGCTCATATTGAAAAGGTTGAGCAGTTCGCCACGGCGAAGAGTCGCGTCTGTGCCAGCATCACCCACGTTGGTGAGGGTGCTGCGCTTGCGAAGGTTGGCACTGGCGGCGGTGTTGACCACAAGCGAAAGCATACCGTCAGACATTGGAGTGCCATTGTCTTCAAGGATGCGGTAGAGGTCCGCGAGGATCTCAAAGTTGCTGCCAAAAGGAGCGGTTCCAGCGGTTCCGACTGCGCGGCTCGCGCCTTGGTAGGCAGCGGTGGCAATCGAGGCTTCGATGGTGTTCCTCATCTTGCGAATGGCCTGCTTGTAGAGTTGCTGCAAGGCAAGCTCTGCGCCGACAGTGTTGGCAAGCTGCGCCCATTGTTCGCCCTTGAGCGGAATGGATGCGCCAGCATAAGACGAGAGAGTCAGCGTTTCAGTGGAGGTCGTGATGTCGTTGGCATCAGGCACCGTCATCGCTGGGGTGTAGCTGGTTTCGAGCGTTGGCTCGGTGGTTCGCATCGAGGTAACGGTGCCGCCAGCGGAGATGCCTTCAGAGCCGCCGTTGACGATCACGCCTTGAGCGAATCCGGTTGGTTCAAGTGCGACAAGATCGCGAGCTTGATAAAGCAGTTCAGTGAGTCCTGTGAGTGAAATATCGTTGGCCATAATGTTTTAGAGTTGAAGTGAAATGAGTTTGGTTGAGGTGATTAGTCAGAGAGTTTTCCGCCAGCGCGGATGAATGCGTTGGCTTGATTTGCCTTGAGCTTTTTGAACTCGGAATGCTTCATCGTTTGCGTTTCTCGGTCTGCGTCTGGGTCGCGTGCGATTGGGTCAGTGCCAGCGGCTGCAAGGCGGTTGATCACTTCGGCATCGACCTGCGCGGCGGCTGCGGCTTCGATTTCAGCCACGCGAGAGGCAAGAGCTTCTTCGGCTGCGGCTGCGGCTGCTTGTGAGGTGGTCACAAGTGCAAGAGCGGCATCACGTTCAGCAGTGATCGTCTCGATTGTTGCGCGGAACTCATCGGCGGCATTTGCGAGTGAATCGCGTTCCGTGGTGAGGCCCGAAATGGACGCTTGGAGGTCTGCGATTTCCTGAGATTTAGAGAGTGAGAACATAGCCATTGTGAAAGGTTGAAAATGTCAAACGAGCAAACGCGAAACACGCTCATCTAGCGTGTCGTTGCTAAGTTCATCGACTAGATAAAGGTCGTCGGCTAAAGCACCGTCAAACCATTGGCCTTGCATCGTGGAGTCTGCGACTTTTGGACGATTGCTTGTGACTGCGGCTTTAAAATCGGCATACATGGAATCGACCTGCGCTTGCAACATCTCCGTTTCCTCTTCGGTAAGTGGCTTCCAGCTTGCGCCGATGCCCTTATACTTGCCTGCGCTGATCATCTGCATTTTGTAGCCTGCAATTTCCATTGCGCGGCTGGCATCGAGAACGGCGATGTAAACGCCGATGGAACCGATAACGGAGGAAGGCGCAGCGGTGATTTTGTTGGCCTGCGCTGCGAGGTAATAGCCAGCGGAGCAAGCCATGACATCAACAAAAGCTTCAACGTATTTGATCTTGGCCAATGCCGCAATGCGTGCCGCTGTTTCCGGTGTGCCTGTGACGCTGCCACCGGGAGAATTGATATAAAGCAGCACTTTGCTGATTGAAGGGTCTGCCGCTTGGTTCAACGCCTCGTCAATGTCCGCGAGGTCAACGCCACCATAGCAGTTGAGGTCCATCATCGAGACTCGCTTGTCGATCACGCCTTCGATGGAGATGACGGCGACGTTTCCGACTCGTTGGAAGACTCGTTGCTGGCGATACTCTTTTTCATCGTCTTTGATTGCCTGCGGTTGGATCACTCCAGACCGTTGGCCGCTGATTTGAGTGAGCAGTTCGCTTTCGAATGTTGCGCGGGTGGGTCCGTGCAGCATCAACGGCGATGCAAAAAGCTTGGCGAATAGGCGAGGGTAGATGGCTGCGGCACTCATGGTTCTGGTTGATTGACTGTAATGTTATTTTGCGCTCCCGGTGTGGGTTCATATACCCACTCAACCGGGACTCCGTGCTGGTCGCACATTTCGCGGACACGCTTGAGGTATTTGATGTTGTCGGAGATTTCAGCGTAGGCATCAAGTCCCTGCTCATCGAGAAAACGTGGGATGCTCATGCCTGCATTTCGGGTCAGCGTTTTAAACGCATTAGCCATGCGGCCAAGGTCAACGGTTAACTTCTTTGGACCACGGAAGACGAGAGTTGAAAACCAGTAGGGGTCTTTCGGTGCGCGGATGCGTCCGGCCTTGATGCCGTTGGAGATTTTCCAGATCACCTCGCGCCTGACGAATCGCCAAGTGATCTGATCATAGAGCAAGTCACACGAAGATTGTGCATCCTCCATCTGCCCACGGTATTCAGTGCCGCCAATGTCTCCGAGTGAGAGCATGACGGTGGGAGAGCAATCAAAGCCAATGGCAAGCTCTGCCAAAAGTAGCTTGTAGAATGCGACAAGATCACTGCCGGGATGGTTGGAACTTTTAAGGTCAATCTCGCCGTTCTCGCCCACATAGTTTATCATCGACCCATACACTTTTTCAAGTGCTGCGGTATCGCTTGCGCTTTCGTCTGCTCCAAGTTTGGAGATCGCGCCAACTGCTCCTTTTTGCCCTCGCTTGGCAGTTTTCTTGACCTGCACAGCAAGCGCAGAGTGTAGCTTTGCCGTGCCAGTAATGAGAGAACCAAGATCGAGAGCATCGATGCCTTTGTTGAGTCCTGAGTAAGCCCACGGTAGGAACCTGTGTCCACGCACTCTGCGCCTGCGCCCAATGTGCAGGAAATCTTGCGCCGGAATCTCAACGTGTGCCGTGTCCTTTTTGCCGTATTTCGGCAGTGTCTTGACCGCAAAAGCGATGGGTCGCTCAAATTGGTTGACCCTCACGCCATCATCCCAGCCCTCGGCAATCGCGCCGTAGCCGATGGCGCCGGGAGTTTCGATCTCGAAAACGTCGAGCGGTTGGATCATCGGCAAGCCTCCCGAAGACCTCACAAAAGCGGCGTTAAATTCGCCATCAATCATTATCGTCTCGGCTGCGAGTCTCTTCGCTTCCCATCCATCCACACTGCCGTCGATGGAATACATACCCGGATTATTCCACCATTCCTCAACGTCGCGCTGGCAGTCGCTGTTAAATTTCTCGTCCTCGGTCAGCACTCGGAAATTAATTCCTGAGCCGACTGCGTGCCGTGCAAACTTACGAACGATGCGAGTCAGCGCGGGAATATTGCTTTCAGCGGCCCGTGACTTGCGAATGATCTCGCGGCGAGTGTAGGAGGTTATTTCCTGCCTGCTGTTGGTGGGGAATGCCACAAATCCAGACCGTGCGCCGGATGTCGTCGCAGAGTCGTATGCGTTGACTCCGTAGTTTTCTCCGGTGGCTGCTTTCGCAGTTGGAATCGTGCTTTTGCTGGTTACTCTTTTTGCCATAAGTTAGCGACGAAGACTCGAAAAGTCCGGCAGGGTTGCACTTACCTCGTTGTCGTCGGTGCCGTCTCCGAGATAGCGGTTCAGAGCCATGCGGCAGGCGCGGATCACCTCGGCAGGGTTGAGGCTAACGGCGCGTTGGTAGCTTTTGCCGTTGCCGCTGCCGGAAGTAAGGGCAGAGACTGATCCTTGCCCAGCCAGCAAAGAGGCGCGTGCAGCATCCAAAATGGAACTGACGTAGCTTGTGCTGCTCTCGGCTATGCACT